GCCGGACTCACCCGATGCGGTGGCCGCGCCGGACCAACCCGATGCGGTGGCCGCGCCGGACCGACCCGATGCGGTGGCCGCGCCGGACTCACCCGATGCGGTGGCCGCGCCGGACTTCGCCTTTGTCGTCGAGCCCTTGACCGGCTTCGCGCGGTCGGTCACGTACTTGACCTGCGCCTCGATCAACCCGGCCAGGCTGATCTTTGCGCCGACCGTCAGCTTGCGAGCCGCGACCTTCGAGTCCTCGTGATGCTCGACCGCGTCCTCGACCTGCACGACGTGGAATATGGACGTGTTCGGCGGGTAGTAGCGCAACACGTGCAGCGGCATCAGGGTTGCGTGGAACCCGGATCGGCAGGGGACGACGTCGCCCGCGTGCTCGTATGTCTCGCCCTCCGCGAACTGGAATCCGCGGCACTGCATGTTCTGGTCGAAGCCTTTGTAGGCGACGATCGGGCCTGGCTTGGGCGCCGGCCGGTTTACACTCGTCATTGGATCTACCTCTCGTTAGGCATGGTTCACAGCCCGCCGACTCGTCCTCGGCGGGCTTACGTTTTGGCGGCGGGCTCCGGGCTTCCCCCTCCCTCGGCCCGCCTGTCCCGACGTGACGCGCAGGTGACGGCGTCGCGGCGGGAGGACTAGGCGGTGACTACGTGCGCCTTGTGCTCGCGGTGCCACGCCTTGCGCTGGGTCGATGAGCCGAGAAGGTCCGACGTCGCGCCACACTCACAGAGCGCGTGCCCCTGCCCACCCGTGCCGCCCCAGTAGCCGATGCGCTCCCATTCGCCGTCTCGATTGCGGCCGTGGGGTGCGCCTTCGTGACGGAGCGCGTGACCCCTGACCGCACTCATCGCGCCCTCACCACCTGATCGACCACGAACACACCCACGGCCAGCAGCACGAACGCAGCCACAGCGATACACCAGGCGACCGCGCAGAGGTTGGGGTCGCGGAGGTCGTCGGGGGTGGGGATGGGGGAGTTGTCGAGGTTGGTCATCAGAACCCCCTCAACAAGATCCAGAAGAAGGTCAAGATGGCACCCGCGACGACGGCGATACCAGCGACGTCGGGCCAGGTGAGGTGCTCACTCATCGCACACACCGCCGCTCCAGCTCACCCGCGACAGCCTCAGCGTTCTCCCGTGCCGCCGATGACTGGTCCGGGTGTCCGCCCTCGGCAAGGTTGCGGGCGTCGTCCATGAAGGCGAGGTAGGTGGCGATGAGTTCGCGAGGGGTGGCGGCGCGGAGGTTGGAGACGTTCATGCTGCACGCGCCGCAGACTTGGGAGCCTCGTCGTCCTTGATGGTCACCTTGAACATCTGCTGCGCGGCGGCGTGGAAGACGACGATGCCTTCCGGATCCATGAACCCATCGGCGGCCCGGGATCCGTTCGTCGCGAGGTCAACGAGCGCCTCGTGGATCGCGTCCTCGGAGAACGGCCCCTCGTACAAGACGGGCACGACGCCGAGGCCATCGGCCAGCGAAAGGGTGTCGAGGTCGCCGTAGCGCGCCGTGTTGAACAGGCTGAATCGCTTGTGGTCGAGGTTGTAGCGGCGCTGGATGCCCGCGCCCCACCACTCGCCGAAGTGACGACCGGGACCGAGCACGTCGATCAGGACGGGAGCGTTCTCCGCGGCCCATCGAGCGAATCCGAAGTTGTCGGAGTCGGGAGTGATGATGCGGTTGCGGCTCTGCGCGGCAACCGTCCCGTCATCAAGGATCAGGACGGCCGCATTGGTGCCGTCGATCTTCTCGGTGATGGTGATGTCGCGGTTGAGCCGAGCAATCTTCGGCCACGGCTGGAACTCGATGTCAGTCATGCTGCGGTGTCCTTTCGGTCGCAGGGGTAGTCGCCGGGGAGGTAGGGGTGTGGACCGCAACCGCACTCGCAGGGGAGGAAGCGGTGATACGGGTGCGAGCAGGACGCGCAGGGGAGTTCGCGGGGGATGGGGGTGGTCATCGCTGCGCCTCTTTCAGGAGCCCGAGAACGTCGGCCTTCTGCTGACACTCGCCCCACGATTCGGCTGCCGAGCGAATCCGGTCGACCAGTGCACGTTCACGCTCCGTGCGCCGCTGCCAGCGATCGGAGCGCGCGTTCGCCATCGACAGCACGTGGACGAGGACGCGCCGGCCACCGCCGCTGCCCCACTCCATGTGCTCATCGCAAACAAGGTGCTGGTTCGACTCGCCGACGATGCGCGTGCCGGTGGACTCGCAGGTTGGGTGGTCGCAGGGGAAGGTTGGCCAGGAGTAGGAGGTCACGAGTCGGCCTCCTCGTCAGCAACTCGGGCTGCGTAGTCGTCGTTGATGCGCTTCATCTCGTCCGCGATTGCCTGCACCTCGGGGAGGTCGGGGTGGGCATCCATAAGGTCCGCAAACAGCGCGCCAACCGAGGGCTGCACGTACTGGAGGTATTCGCCCGTCTCTTCCCAGTGGACGATCACTCCGCCGTTGTCGAGAACCCCGTCGGGCATGTGGTCGTCGCGGCGAAGGTGCGCCTTGAACATGCGCCACCGAGAGACGCCGAACGGCTTCTCCCACTCGGCGCGCTTCTTGTAGAGCGACCGAAGCGCCATCCGGAGTCGGAACTTGAGGGAGTCGTTCCTGCCGTCATAGCGAATCGCGACGAGGTCTCCGGTGTCGCGCGTGTAGCGCCAATCGCGCATGGCGAAGTGGGTCGCGTACTGACGCAACTGGTCGGCGTAGTCGTGGACGTTCGCGCTCATGCCACCCGCCCCCCATGCCAACCGATCTGCGCCCGAGCCGACCGCAGATCCCTCTCCGCGTCCTCGAGAGCGTCGATGGCGTCCATGAGGGCCATCGCGAGACGGTGCTCGGTCGAGGTGCCCATCACGGCAGACACGGCAGCGTCATGGCGCCACTGGGTGCGCTGGGTCGGGGTGATCATCGGCCGAACCTCACGCTCGAAGCAGCCTGCATCTCGCGGTACGTCGCCACGAGTTCCGCGCCGTCGTCGGTCAGATAGCGAAAGTCGTCGCGCTCGATGGCGAGGACAGCGCGGATGCCGAGGAAACCCTTGGCCTCGTCACGGCGCTCGTTGATCTCGGCCCATGTCAGCGGCGAGAACGGAAGCGCGCTCATCGCTCCCCCTCCCTGCCGACGAAGCCAGCAGCGGACAGACGAGCCATGACCGCGTCGGCAAGCGAGCCAGCATCCTCGGCATGGAAGTCGGGCAGGCCGAGCTCGGTAGCCCGACGAGTAATCGCAGCAAGAGCCACGCTGCGGGGAGTGATCATGTCGTTCACAGGACTGCTCCGATCGAGTTGCCGACCGAGTCCTGGACGCGGTCGAGAAGCGGCTGGGGGTCCGGGGCCGAGAGAAGGCAGGCCATGACCACGGCGCCGAGAACAGCCATGAGGACGAGGCAGAAGATGAGGGTCGTGGAGCCGCGCTGATTCATGCGGCGCTCCCGAGGTAGGCGCGGGCGACGGCGATGGCCTTGGCATTGGCGACGTGCACGCGCATGTCGAACGGGAGTCGGTTCTCGCCCGCCAGCATCTCGGCGTTCTCGGCTGCGTCGTCCAACATGTCCGCCACGGCCAGCGCGACGATGGGGGGCCACGAGGCGATGTGCTTGGCGACGTTCGGGTGGCCGTGCATTGACAGTGCATCCATCGGACCGCACACCCACGCCCGGCCATCGCTGAACACCTTCGGCTTCCACGGCTCGGACATGTCTCTGTCCCGTGCATCCTCGGCCCGTTCGCGCATGAGGCGTGCTGCCTCGCGCAGTAGTTCCGTGGTCATGTTGCGCTCCGTTTCGTGGGCCGATGGGATGCGAGAGATGCGTGGATGCGAGCCAGTGGAGAGGCCGGCGTCCTGGCGACACAGTCCGGACAGCGCCAGGACTTGCCGTCGAAGCGGGGGGAGTGGTGGAGGAGGCGGCAGGTCATGCGGCGGCCGAGGCACGTTTGCCTGCGACCATCGCGCCGATCGACCCGGCGTTCACGAGGTCGTTGTAGACGGCCGAGACGTCTTCGATGAACCGGCGCTCGGCAACCCGTGCGGCGTTGGTGTTCTGCTTCCGGAGGTCGACCATCCCCGACAGGTCCTCTGCGGTGACGTGTCGCCACGCCTTGCGCCGACCACCGCCAAGGGTGACGACGACATCGAGCATCGGATCCGGCCAGATCTCGAGCCCGATCTCTCCGCGGGCGATGCGGGCCAGGATGTTGTCGGCGGCGCGACCATCCTGCTTGTCGACGACACTGAGCGCGGCGTGCAGTGCGTCGTCGATCGGCAGCTCGATCTCCCCGGCGTGGATGCGCTCGCGCAGTGCCTCGGCAGCGAACGCGAAGGCGTCCATCTTGTTGACGTCGTTTCCGGTCATCCCGGCCTCGGCGACTGCGCGGCGGTACTCATTGCGGACCGCCTCGTGAAACGGCGTGTTGAACTCAGACATCGGCGGTCTCCCATTCCTTGGCGAAGTCGTTCAGGGCGTCGGCGAGCCGGCGCATGTGCTCGGGGGTAATGAAGTTCTGGCCGAGGACCGGCCGCGACTGCGTGCCGAGTCGCCACGTAGCGATGTAGTCGGCGCGCCGGTCGGGGTTGGTGATCGCGTAGAGCAGCGAGAGGTTCCGGGCGAGGTTCCCGGCCAGTTCCTCGGCGCGGTCCTGCTCCGACCACTCGTCCTTGTTGGCGACGGGCGCCTGGTGGATCGGCCGAGCGGGTGCCGGCGAAACGACCGACAGGCGCGGGCGGATCTCGCCCGTCTCGAGGTCGACGGTCTCGTCGTCTTCAATGACCTCGCCGACCTCGTCCTCAGGTCCAGCGAGGGCCGCGGTCGCGGAGACGAAAGACGGTTCGTCCTCGACGAGCTCGGCCTCGACGACGTCGTGCCCGAAAGGCGCATCTGCGCCTTTCGGATCGCGCGGCCGGTAGGTCGGCTCGTCGTTCCGCTTCACGGTCTCGCGGCTGACCCCGAGGGTCTCGGCGGTCTCTCGCTGTGTCAGTCCGGCCTTGCGGAACCGCTGCACCAACTCGGGCCGCTCGGCCCGCGGTGCGGTGACGCTGGTCAGCGAGCCGTACTCGCCTCGGCGCATCTCGTCCCAGTTGGCGTAACCGAGCAGAGCCCAGGTCTGGTTCTCGACTTGCCACGCCCACTCGTCCCAGATGGACTCGGCGTGGTTGATGACGCGCTGGATCGAGGCACGGACGTCGGCCTCGTTGACGGAGGTGATGTTGGCGATGCTCACGAGCAGGTCCTCCATGTCTGTGAACTGGCGCGAGGCTTCGACCGCATCTGGACGATGTCGCCGCGCCGCTGGAACCACGCCTGGAACTCCTCGCGGGCCACGCCGCGAGCGTCGGCGTCTCGCTGGTCCAGCTCGTGGGCTCGGATCAAGTCCCGCGCCTGAAGCCGCGTGAGTCCGAGACCATCCATGAGGTAGGTCTGCTGGCCCCGCTTCGAAGTGAGATCGGTGTCTCTCACGGCCTGATATGCCACGGCCCCTGGCTCCGCGATGAACGCGGGTTTCATGAGGCGCGTCGGACCCGCGACATGTTCATGCGCGCCTGGATGTAGGTCTCGAGGTCGTCGGCGTCGACCGACCATGCGCCGCCGAACTTGGCGCCTCGGAGATGCTTCTGCCGGAGTTCGTCGAGGACGAACCGCTCGGACCGACGGATCTTGATCGCCACTTCCTTGACGGTGAGGAGGTGGGCCATTAGACGGCCTCGGCGTCAACGGAGAAGTAGCCCTCGCGTGCAATGGCGACCTGACGGACGTCGAGCTTGGCGGCGATGCGCGCGAGGAGGACCTGGGTGAGCGGCTTGCGCCCGGCCTCGATGTTGGCGAGATAGGGGCGGGAGATGCCGATCTCGTTGGCGAACTCGTCGGGCGTGAATCCCCGCATCTCGCGGATCGTGCGGATCGTGGCCCCGACTCGCGTCCGCTCGGCCACCTCGGCGCCTTGGAGCTTGTTGGCTGGCATGTCCCCAAGATTAGGGAACTTGTGGGAACAAAGTCAAGGAACTGTCGGGAACAGGGTCCAAGAAACACTGTTTCCGCAGGTCAGGGGCGGTGCGAGAGGGGTGAACTACAGGCGTGTCTTCCCGTGTTCGTGGGCCGAATGTCCCGAGGTGACTGGGTTGAAGTTCCTCGGATTTTCCGGAAACGTTCGGGAACATGACCCAGACCGTCGGACAGGACCTCGCCAGGAAGACCGTCCTCACGCGCATGTCGCAGCTCCGATTCAACGCTGCTGACGTCGCCCGCAATGCGGAGGTGGACCCGAAGACGGTCGCAGCATTCCTTGAGGGCAAGCGCTGGCCTCAGCGCTCAACGCGAGCGGCAATCTCAGAGGCGGTCGAGTGGCCGGCCGAGTACGTCGACCTCTTGGCAGCCGGAACGCTCGACCCGACGGCCGCCCTCGTGGAGAACGAAGACTCGCGATCGAACGAGGTGATGACCTTCGCGGACATCGCCGAGTTTGGACCGCGGGTCTCTGGGTTAGAGCGACAGGTCGAATCTCTGTGGCTCCGCGTCATCGAACTCGAGCAGCAACTACAGAAAGGAGGTGGGGAACATGGAGACCGTTCCCCCTCCACCAGAGACCCGGACTCGGGTCCGGATCCGGGAGTCAACATTGGTCATGGCGTTCCGATGCTAGGACTACGGGAAGATAGGCGCGCGCAACGTGGGCGCGCTCCTCGGAAGTGAGTCTTGTGTCTATCAGCAAGATCTCGGCCTCCGGCACCCACATGGCGCCGGGGGCGAAGTCCTCGATTGGCACCACCCTGACTCCAGCCGCCGCGAACAGCCCGAGTGTTTCCATGACGCATCCACCTCGGCGGGGACATTGTCCCGATGGCCGCCCGTTACCCCAGCCCCACACCTGGGCGGTCCTTTACTTCCCCCGCGTCTGGGAGAGTGTGCACGAATCATCCGACGGATTCAGGCGTTTCGGTTAACGGAAACCCCTACGTTCTCGCGGGTGGCTCGACCCCGCAAGCCTGAGGGCGCTCTCGTGACGGTGGCGACCCGGATCCCAGAGCCAATCAGGGACCGAGCCGACGAGATCGCCGCCAGCCAGGGGTTGAGCCGGAGTGCGTGGCTGGCGCGAGTGATCGCTAGGGCCGTCGAGGCGTATCCGCTCGACGACGATTAGTCGAGCTCCTTCGGCCGCAACTTCGGGGCCATGCTGAACACCTGTGAGGCGGCGTCGGCCGCGGCCCTCTGGAGATCGGGCATCAGGTGGCCGTAGGTGTCGATCGTTGTACTGATGTTCTCGTGGCCAAGGCGCGCCTGGATCACAGGGAGGGGTACGCCGCGGGCGATCAGCCACGCGACATGGGAGTGCCGGAGATCGTGCAGCCGTGGAGCCGGAGCAGAGATCGCCGACTTGGCAACGGCGGCCTGCCATACCTGATAGAAGCGTCGGTGCTTCAGTGGGCCGCCTTTCGGAGGGAGGAAGAGGGGATCCTTGGCCTTCCGGTTCTCGACCAGGGGACGGAGCGCGTCCACGACCTCGTTGGGCAGCGTGATCGTGCGCCGACTCCTTCGGGTCTTGGTTGGGCCGATCGTGGTGTTCTTGCGCACCTCGGCGCCTCGGCGTTCGGCCTTGGTGACACGGATGACGCAACCGACGAGATCGACGTCGCCAACAGTGAGGGCCGCCGCCTCGCCCCAACGCATCGCCGTCCCGCCAAGAGTCATCACAAGGGGGCACCAGTGCTCGGGCAGCGCCTCGAGGACCGCGAAGAACTCGGCCTCGGTCAGGTAGCGGTGCTCCTCGCGTTCATGGTCGGTTCGCCGGTCGAGCTCGACGCCGACGGTGGGGGACTTCGGGATGTGCCCGTCCTGCGCAGCCACCTTGAGCATGTGGGTCAGTACGGCCCACGCGTTCATCCGAGTCTTGTCGGAGCCGTCGAGCTGATTGAGCGCCTGGGCGACATGGACGCGGGTGATCGCACCGAGACGGAGTCCGCCAAGCACCGGCGACCACTTCGCCTTGTAGATGCGCCGGTAGTCGGCGACGGTCGCAGGGTTGGCCTTGGTGAGTGAAGTGAAGTGCTGCTCCGACCAGTCATCCAGCGTCATCTCTGCCGCCTCGTCCTGTCCGCGCAGGTACTCCTCCAGTGCCCACGAGACACCGCGGTCGTCACAGTCGCGGACGAAGGTCGCAGCCTCGGCGCGCGTCGGGAAGGTCGCCGACGTATAGAAGCCCTTGCCGCGGATCTTGTCGGCATTGCGCACGCGAACTACGTAGCGAGTCTCGCCGGACCTCTTGTTGACGCGTTCCTCGATGCCGGGCATGCTCCGAGTCTACGTGTATCGGACGTGTATCTGACCCTCAGGACGATGCTCCGATGCAGGTCAGCGTGGCAGAGAGGGCGGGATTCGAACCCGCTACCAAACCAGTCCGCGACCTGCGATTATTGGAGTTTGTGCAGGTCAGCGCCGGTTTTGTGCCAGCGTCGACCGGAGAACATAAGAGGCTCCAAGCGGCAATCTGTGTATACGTACACGCGCAGGAAGGCGGCACAACGGGGAGGCTTGGGTCCGTTCCCCTGCAAACCGTCGCCCCCTCGCTCTACTCTTCATGGATGGACGAGACTCACGCGCAGGTGAATCCCGGCTGGTATCCCGACCAGAGAGCCCCCGGCATCCTCCGCTTCTGGGATGGCGAGCGCTGGACGGACAACGTCGCCCCGATGGCTCCGGTCGCGCCAGTCGCCACACACTCGCCTCGGAATGACAACGGCATGGAGACGGCCGGCTGGATCTGCGCCTTCTTGCTGCCCATCATCGGGGTCATCCTCGGCATCATCTTGGCCGCTCGGGGCAACGGCAAGGGCGCTTGGATTCTGGTGGTGTCCATCGTCGTGATGGTCGTGTTGTACGGCGCCCTCTCGAGCCAATCCGCGACCTACTACTGATGAGCGCAGCCGACCGTCACGTCCTCGTCTGCCCCGAGTTCCACACCGTCGACCACCAGGGCCTCGTTCTCGACGAGCGCACGATCGACGGCCGGACCGAGCTGCTGGTGATGTACGTCAGCGAGGCGGACCATGCGGCGGCGTTCACGGACTGGTTGTCGCCTGCTCGGGTTCGTCCGGTCCGCTGAGCCGTTGCACCACCTTTCGCGCCAAGGTGGTGGAAAAGCAGAGCAACCCCCGCCCTCCGAGTTGGAGAGCGGGGGTTGCTGTGTTGCTGGGTCAGCCTCGGACGTTGAGCCTGCCTGCCCACAGGATCGGGACCTCGGGGCTGTCAGTGACGCGCACGTAGACGTCGGTCCCGGTTCCCGCTGGCGTGTTGCCGCTGGTGAGCAGGAGTCGCGCGGTCCTCGTGAGTCCGGCGGTTCCGATCCATGCGGCGGCGTACCAGGTGGTCTTGTCCCAGGAGAACTCGACGGTTTGGCTGCCGAGGGTGAAGTCGCAGCGGACGGTGATATCGAGGTATTCGGTGCTGCCTCGGATGATGGTGCGCTGGCTCATGACTGGACTCCTGCGGTGAGGCGAGCGGGCTTGATCTCGGCGGTCCGGTCGGGCTGGGTGGCTGCGGCGGACCAGCGTGCGGGGGCGAGTTCGGCGGTGATGGTGATGTTGCCGTCGACCGGGGCGACGTAGGGCACGATCGATGGTGCGCGAACGGTGCCGGTCGAGGTGATCTTGTTCGGGTGGATCGTCAACGGGGGTGCAGCCGTGCCCGCCGTGTAGTGCGCCGTGATCCGCGCGTCTGCGAGTGCCGTGGAGTAGTAGGCGACCTCATCGATGGTTCCGGTGAAGCGATTGAAGGCGGTTGCGTCGGATCCGTAGACGCCGACCTCGAGCATCCGGTCGGCCGTCGACAGGGCGCCCGAGAGGAAGTCGAGGCCGACGCGAACGCCGTCCTTGAAGACGCGAACGTTCGACCCGTTGTAGGTGAGCGCGACATGGTGCACCGCGTTGTCCGTGACGTTGGTTCCGGTGACGATCATCTGGGTGCCGGATGAGTTGCGGACGATTGCGCGAATGTTGCCGGAGTTGATCTCCAGTGAGAACAGGAAGTTCGTTCCGGCGCCGTCGCGGCGGGCGATGATGGTGCCATTGGTCGAGGTCTTGATCCACGCCTCGACCGTGAACGAAGTCAGGTCGGTGGTGTCCGCGATGGTGACCCGGTCGTCTACTCCATCGAAGGTGACCGCCGTGTTCGATGGGTCGCTGGTGAGCAGGCTCGCGCCGCCGAGCGTGGGGCCTCCGCTATACGTACCGTTCCTCCCGTTGCCCGAGGAGTCGGCCGCCGTGGTTCCCGACGCGTCACCAAGGCGCCACCACAGCAGCGGAGAGTCGGCCAGCACCTCACTCGCGTACGTCATCAGGCGACCTCGTAGATCCCGAGCGCCGCCCACGACACGACGACACCGCCGCCCGTCGAGTTGAACGGGATGTCGCTGCCGGTGTCGATGTAGAACAGCAGCCGCGACGTCGAAGCGGTGCCCGTGTGCTTGTAGACGACCAAGCCGAGGTTGTTCGCGGTCGGCACGGTGGCGATCGTGGTGTCGGCCGCATCGAACACGCCGTTCGTGATCGTCTTCGAAGCGAGCGAACCCGAGGCTGCGATCTGCGCGCCACCGGCCACGTCGTCGAGGTAGTCGTGGGCTGCGTTGTACGTGTAGAGGTCGAGGTCGACCACCAGCACGCGGATGTCGTCGGCCGACAGATCAACGGAGCCGATGAGCGCTTCCCGGCCCTTGGGGTAGGCGGCGTTGGTCAACGAGACTCCTTCGGGTAGCCGTTCAAGACGTGCGGCAACAGCCACGAGAACCCGGCCGACAGCAGCGCACCCGCGAGAACCTTGGGCACGTAGCGGCGGGTGGTCGAGCAGATCGTCGGACGGCGTCGGCGATGCTGGGCGTAGTTGGTGACGACGGCTGCGACGAGCAGGGCGACGCCGGGCATGGGGTTAGTCGACGTTCGTGTTGACGCCGGCCAGCGCGGACACAACAGTCACCTCGGCCGCCCACAGGACGGTCTCGGCGTCACCGATCACACCCTTGACCTGGAGGTAGGCGACGACAGGAGTGCCGAGCGCGGTCACGACGTAGGCGAGACGGCGGTACTTGGCGGGGAGGTTGAAGCTCATCGGTTCTCCTTGGGGGTGAGGTCGGCGACGAACCAGCCGTGCATTCCGGCGGGCGCGTCGAGGCGGTGGAGTGAGACTTGGGCGCCCTTCGCGATGACTCCATCGACGTTTGACGCCATGACGACCCGTGCGCCGTCGCCGGCGATGTGGTGGCGAAGGTCGGCGCCCTTCGCGTTGAAGTCGCCCCAGGTGAACCCGAGCAAGGTTGACGCCATGAACTCGCGCACGTGGTCCGCTGACTCATGCCACGCGGGTCCATTCTTGCCGCGGGTCTGAATGCCACCCGAGGGACCGCCCGACGGGAGATGGATGCCGAGCGCGTCCCAGTGGTGGCCGTCGGCGAGCAGAACGAGCCGCTGGTATCGACGGGGCTTGCGCTTGGAGAACGGGAACCGGAATGGACCCCACCAGCGCTTCGTCATCTTGACGCACTCGCGCTCGAGGATCGGCGTGTCGTTGCGCACGAGGATCGCGACGTCCGGCCCCTCGGCGCCCTTGGTCACTCCGTACTGCCGCAGTTCGTATCCGTGCTTTCGGCCGATGCGGCGCAGGTAGCGCCGCCCGCGGTATGCCTCGGTGCACTCGACGACATTGGGGCGGCGGTCGCGGAGGACGGGGACGAGCTCGGGGACTCGGCGCTTTCCGGCGATGTTGCCGTGGAACAGCCTCATCGCTTGTTCACCTTCCGCAGCCGGGCGAGCGCCTTGCGAAGACGCCGCGCCTCAACGGGGCCGGGCGACTCGGCGAGGCGGGCGAGGATGGCCTTGATGGCGTCGCGGACCTTGGCGGGCCGCTGCTTCTTTGGCTGGTCGACGGGGATCATGACGCCCGACAGGCCCTCGGCCCATCCGACGTAGGTCAGCCCCCAGTTGCGGGAGACCCACTCCAGGTCCACGGTGCCGATGCGGCCAGCGGTGGGGGAGTCGGTGCCTCGGATGCGCCCGTTTGGCCAGGAGATCGCGATATGTCCGTAGCCCTTGCGACCGCCTGACCAAAACACGGGGACGCCGGGCGGGGGGAACTTGTCGCCGGGATGCTTGCCCGCCGCCCGCTTCCACGCGTCCACGGCATCGACGTCGCCGTCTCCGTCCGCGTCGCCCGAGGACGGAATGCCGTACTGCTCGCGGGTCCACTTCGCGCAGTAGCCAACGGGGTAGGCGTCAGCGAGTGCGGCACGCTCGATTGCCTCGCGTCGGGTGTACGTCATGGTCAGCCTCCTAGGGCGGTGTCGATCCCAAGCCGCAGCGAGTGGTCACAGGCGCACCAGTCGCAGGGGAGATGGGTGTGGTCGTGCGCGCAGAGTGGGCACGGGAGATCTCGGGGAAGTGGCGGGAGGAATCCGCCGGGCATGGTCAGTCCAGTCCGATGAAGCGACGGACCTCGGCGAGGCTTGCTCGGTCGCCCTCGGATTCGGTGACGTGGTCCTCGCGCCACACGTCGATGCGCTTCACCATGTCGTACAGCGAGCCACCCGAGTTGGGTTGCAGCTCGTGCTCAACGAGTCCGTGGATGGCGTCGACCATGCGGGCTAGTCCTCGGCCCCAGCGCCACAGATTGCGCGCCTGCTTGCCGATGTAGACGAGGCCAGCGAGTCCCGCCGAGATGCTGGCGACGTAGACGAAGGGCTCAGTCATCTCGTTCAGCCGATCGGGTAGGTGAACAGGGCGCCGAGTGCACCGGTCCGGGTCGCTCCGGTGTCCTGCCGCACGATCACCGAGCCGTCCGTGGCGACAGCGATGGCCCCGGCGACTCCACCGACCACGGCACCCGACCACGAGCCGGAATCGCCAGGGCGCGCAGCGGATGGAATGCCTCCAGCAGCGACGACCGCATAGTCGGTGGCCGCGTTGAAGGAGACCGACGTGGCGCGCAGGCGAACCGAGCACTCCTTGCCGCGCACCCGGTAGGCAGCAAAGATCGTTCCCGGGATGCTGGACGTGAGCGCAATCCATCCAGCGTCGCCGTCGTGGTCGTTGGTCGCAGCCGCCATCGCATCCACGGCGAGGTTGCCAACCTGCTCGAGAACGCTGTCGGTGTCACGTGCAGCAAGCCCGCTCGGATTGGCTGACAACTCGTCGTCTTCCCAGTCGTAGTCGGTGTCGCCGAGCACAACGAGCGTGTTGTGGCTGATCCCGCGAGCATCGGGAAGTCCAAGTGCTGCGACCGTGTCACCAGCCTTGACGAGTGCACCGTCTGCCGTGGTGCCGCCAGTCGTGGTGACCTGTCCGCTGGTGAGCGTCCAGCCGTTCGTGAAGCCGTTGCGGCCTGCGAGCTCGTTCCAGATCGCGGTTGCTTCGGCGACTGCCTGCGTTGAGGTCATGGCGCCCCGGTCGGTCAGATCCTTGGGCCGCTCGTCACCACCAGCCGGGGTTGCCGCGGGGTACGAAGCTGTTGCCCGCGATCCCGTGGTCGAGTCGATGTAGCGCACGAACACTCGGTCAGCGCGCTCCTGTGACGTGGAGCCGAGGACGCCAGAGCCGGGGACGATGAACCACTTCGGCGTGGTCTCGTCGACCGGAACGATGATCAACTGCCGCTGCTCGTTGACGACCCAGCGCGAGTTGTTCTTCTGAGCCCATGCGTCGAGCACGGACTGGATGGTGACGAGTCCCGCGGTCGAGTCGCCGACAGCAGTGGTGCCGAAGTCGCCGACACGTGTCCACGACAGGACGCCACGGGTGATGGCGGCGTCGATGACTGTGTTCGGAACGGTGGACGAGTTCCCGGATCCGTCGAGCGCCATCGCCGTCTCGCCGTCACGACAGGCTCCAAGCGCGATGAACTCACCAGCGTCCCAGTCGGGTTCCTCGAGCGTGCCGGACCAGATGACGACAGGGCCGAGCATGATGTCGACGCGTGCGCCGTAGACGAGGGCCGGGTGTCGCCAGGTCTTCGTGTTCGGGATCGCCCACGACGCCTGCCACGACCCGGTGAGCCGAGTCGAGTGCTTCAATTCGCCCCAGCCCTGCGGAACGATCGAGGACAGCCAGAAGCCCCCGACCCGAACCTCGGGACGGGTGGCCGTGCGCCGGCTCATGCCTCGTCGGTCCAGTCAGGCTCAGCGAGCACTCCGGCCCACGCGATGCGACCATCGGCAACGATCACGATCCGCATCCCCTCGCTCATGCTTCCTCGACGTGCGAGTGGTAGCGCGGGTAGAACTCGATCTCGGACTGGCTGACAAGCGACGTCGAGGTGACGGTGAAGATCTGCATGAGCCCCGGTTCGAAGCGGTGGGAGCCGAACGAGCCGTAGGTCGACCCGGCCGCCTTCCACGACACGTCGATGGAGTTCGCGCCCTTCGCCCCGGTGCCGCCGTAGATCGACGGACGCGCGGCGCCCAGTTCGGGGGAGCGGATCTCGATCCACGTCAGCGAGTCGGCGTCACGGATCCACGTCAGCACGCCGTCATGGAGTCCGAACAGCCACGCCTCGTCGACCGTCATGTTCGCGGTGCCAGTGAGGGTCAGTTCGACCATCTGATCCGCCTCGGCCTTGACGACGGGCAGCGGGATCGCAGCGAGGTTGAGCACCTGATAGCCGGTGGTCACGGGCACGGTCACGGAACCGGAGACGACGACCGACGAGCCGACCGTGGCGGCACCTGCCGACGACACCATCCGCACCGACCAGCCGAGAGCGGCCGACGTCGAGACGGACATGCGCGCCATCAGGGAGTAGGTGCCCTCGGTGAACTTGCTAGCGGCGATCCGGAAGACCATCGACGAGGTGAGCGTGTTTCGCCCGCCGGAGACCATGGCGCTGTCCGTGGTGACAGTCGCGGATGTAGTGCGGTAGGGACGGAGAGCGGGCTGCCATGCCGTGTTGCGCGATGAATGAACGAGGATCTCGGTGCCGAGCGCAGCAGGAGTCGCATCAAACAGGCGGATCGCAGCCTGCGTCGGAGCCGATCCAGCGACGGTGGTCTGTCGAGCCTGCTGCCGCGTCGAACCGATGCTGGGCAGGGAGTCCGTTCGCGCGATGTTGTGGATCTGCGACGAGAGGGTTGCGCCCTCCGCGATGCCCGTCCCCGCGAACACGTACATGTCCAGATTGGTCAGCGCGGTGTTCGGCAAGAAGTAGAAGTCCGTCGCGCCGACGACGAGAGTGCTTGGAGCGATGGCTACTGCCTCATCGAAGCTCGTGAAGCCCACGATCCCCATGCGGGGAGTCGGCCCGCCAGTCAACGTCGCCGTGATCTTGAGGTACGGGGTGGCGCCCATCGACAGCGTGCCGGGGCGACGGACGACGTATCCGGGAAGCGATCCATTGTAGTAGTGGACCGTTCCTGAGCCGTTGACGGACCCGCCCGAGCTGGCCAACGCGACCAGCGATCCAGTGAGGATGTTCTGCGAACCGTTGTACGACCAGCCAGCCGCCGAGGTGCAGGTGTCGATGTCGATCGTGGTGGGCGAACCGGGAGTCGGAGGAACCGGGATCGCCGGAACGACCACCGTGTCCTCGGGCCGGGCGAACGGCAGGCAGGTCAGGGTCAGCGTGAAGTAGCGGTACTCCCACAGCGCCTCCTCCTTGTCCCACTCGCCCTGCGTATCCCGCTCCAGCGTCGCGGCCACCACATCGAACACGCACACGGCGGCATCGGTGGCGGCGGGCGTGTAGATCAGCGGCGACTTCGACGTCGCCTGGATCTCGGCCATCAGGGCGGACTCGGCGGCGGCGAGAGCCGGACCAGCGGTCGCCTCGGGAGCAGAGATGCGGACCCGGATCGGCACCTCGCGGTTGTCCCAGCCCTCCAGCACTGCCAGCGAGCCATCGGTCAGCAGCGAGCGGACCACCTGGATCTCGGCCTTCGGGTTGCCGAACTTCGTCTCCTCGCCGATCGCCTCCAGCAAGTAGCCGTCAGCCGTCGGGTTCGGGTCCACGAAGTCCAACGCGCCCCAGGTGAGGCCATGCTGCTGGGTCACGCGGACACCTCCGGGTCGATGGGGGCAGGCGACAGGGCAGCAATCGCGGCATCGAGTGCGTCGACCTCGTTCACGCACGCGGCGAGAGTTGCAGCAGCCTCGTCGAGCGCGGCCCGCATCTCCGCGACCCGCTGCTCCTGCACACCCACCGAGTTGTCGCCGCCAGTCAGGACAGCGCGACGAGCCTCCAAGGCCGCGATCGCCAGAGAGATATCAACCTCGGGCACGTCAACTCCTCTTGATGTTGCGGGAAGCATTGGAGGCGCCGCGCTTGCCCGCCTTGCCCACCGCCTTGCCCGTCTTGTCGGGGGCGGCCTTCTGGATGCCGTTCAGTTGCGCGAGGAGGGCGTTCGTCTGGTCGACCTTCGCCTGCAACGCCATGATCTGGGCCGTGTAGCCAGCCGCCGCAGCAGCCTGAGCACCCACCGACGCAGCGAGATCCGCGCGCACCTGATACGTCTGCTCGTACTGGTCCAACTGGGCAGCCGAGAGAGCCGCAAAGTTCGCGATCGTCGCCGAGTCGCCCTGAGCCAGCAGTGCATCGAGAGCCGGGCCATCCAGCCCCTTGGACTGGAGCATCGAGATGTTCGCCTTGAGCGCATTCCCGGTCGCGATGTCGCCACCGAGCTTCGACATCACGTCCTCGAACGTGCCGCCCTTCGACCAGACGTCAGTCGAGCCGAACAGGTCGCTGGTGATCTTGGACGAGACGGCCGAGGACAGGGAGTCCGACAGTGACTTGCGGGCCGAGATCTCACCCTCGAGCGCGTTCGACGACGCGTCTACCCACTTGATCAGCGCCTTGAGCGACTTGGGCAGGTGGTCGAGCTCGGCTAGTGCGCCGAAGCCAGGGGCGATCAGGAACGAGCCCTTGTCCTTGCTTCCGCCGCCCGGCTGACCGCCACCAGCAAGCCGCTCGGCACGGATTGCATCGAAGAACCCGACGCCGTACTTTGACACCGCCGAGGCAGGGATCACGTACTCGCGGTTCGACAGCCACGTCGGGATCAGGTCGTCAGTCGGGCCGCCCGGACCCGTGACGAGACCACCCATCGCCTTCTTGCCGGCTCCGGGTCCAGCCTCGCCAGCGCCGATCTTGTTGGCTCGGTTGATCTGGTTGACGATGTAGTTCGTGCGGATCTCGCGGGGGATCTGCTTGGCCTGGTTGATGATGTCGCGCAACTTCGACAAGCCCGCATCTACGCCCGTCACCGACACATCCATGCGAGGGTTCGGCGGCAGGCCAGCAGCAGCACGGGCAAGATCCTCGACGGACTGCGCGTAGTCATCGGTCGCCCTCTGGCCCTGACGGAAAGCACGGTTCGCGCGCTTTATCTCGGCGTCACTCGCGTTGGCCAACTGCTCCATCCGCATGGCGCCCTCGACGCCCGCGTCCTGGAGCGACTGGATGAGGCCCTCGTCGAGCCCCTCCCGGGCCGCCCTCTTGGAGTTCCGGGTGAACTCGCGCAGGGCCTGAGCCTGCTTCTCCATCTCGCCAATCCAGTCGCCGAGCGAGACCTTGGAGTTGTTGAGCGAGTCACCGAATGTGAGGAAGGAGGACGACGTCTGGGAAGCGGCCTTCTGGATGGCCTCGAGCTGGTCGCCAGTGAGTTCGATCTGCTCGGCCGACATCCCCGCGGCATCGGCCAGGGTCAGGTTGACGCCAGCGAGGTTGGCCTGCTCGACGGCAGCCTTGCGAGCATCCTCGGCCGAGGCCCCGACGATGTCGCCGTTGTTCTTGATGATGTCGCCAAGGTCATGGCTGGCGTCGTACGCCTTGTTAGCGGCGTCCTTGTAGAACGGCAAGATGTCGCCGCCAAGGGCCTGCATGCTGTCGCCGAAGCCATCGAAGCGACCTTCGAGCTCGGCCATCACCTTGGATGCGTACTCGCCGCTCTCCCCGTTCTCATAGAGGTCCTGCGCGAGCTTCTGAACGTCGATGCCGAAGTCCTGTGCATACTTGCCGACGTTGCTGTTCTGGATGCTCTTGGAGAACTCGTCGAACGACTCGGCGTTCGCGTCCATCGCCGTCTTGCGGCGGTTCCACGAGTCGAGGTCGCCGAGCAGGCTGGGAACGCTGGCCGCGACGATCGCGAACACGCCAGCCGACTTGCCCAGAGTGGTCAGGCTGGCCCGCGTGGCGCCAGCCTGGAACTCGAGGGCAGCCAGGGCCTCACGGGTTGCGGCAATCGACGAGACCGCCTTGCTGGTGAACCAGAACGCACCAGCACCGAGAGCGGTAATGCCGAGTAGCGCTGCGCCCGTCGACTTCACTGGACCGGGAAGCGCGTTCAGCCCGTTGACGAGATCGGTGACACCCTGAGTCAGTTCGCGCAGGAATCCCGTCTGTCCCTCGCCGCCACCGATGAGCAGGGTCTCCAGTGCTCCACCGAGTTGCTCGAGGTCGCCCTTGAGGTTGTCCATGCGGATCGCGGCGGTCTCGGCTGCGTAGCCCGAGTCATTGGTCTTGTCGATCCACGACTGAATGCCCGCGCCACCCTCCTTGTAGATCACGGAGGCGGCACGCACGGCATCCGAGCCGAAGATGGTCTTGAGGGCCGCGTTCTGCTGCTCGACCGATAGGTCGGAGAGTCCCGCGCGGAGGCTGTCCGCGAACTCGGTCAGCCCGACGAAGTTGCCCTGCGTGTCATAGGCGGAGATGTTGAGTTCTTCCATCAACTCTCGCGCCTGCTTGGACGACGGGGTGAGCGCCTGGAGCATCGTCTTGAACGACGTACCAGCGTCACTTCCAGTCAGGCCAGCGCTCGCGAACGCCGACAACGCGCCCGTGGTCTCCTCGATCGTGAGACCTGTCTGTGCGGCGACGAGACCCGACTGGTTGAGGGCCATCGACATGTCCTCGACCGAGCCCTGTGCCTTGCCGGCGCCTGCGGCAAGCAGGTCCGCGATGTGCGGGACCTGCTCGCCGGAGAGTCCGAACTGGGTCATTGCCGACGCGGCAGCCTCGGCCGCCTTGGCGACGTCGAGCCCACCCGCGGCAGCGAGATCCAGCGCGCCGTTCAAGCCGCCATTGAGAATGGACTCGGTCGAGACGCCGGCCTTGGCCAGTTCCTCGATCGCTCCCGCCGCCTCTGTCGCCGAGAACGACGTCGCCTGCCCGGCGTCGAGAGCGGCCTGCCGAAGAGCGTCCATGTTCGACGCGGTCTCGTGAGTCGCCGCCTGGACGAACGACATTGCCTGCTCGAAGTTCGCAGCCTTGGTCGCAGCCAGAGCAAACGCGCCACCCAGAAGGAGGCCGAACTTCCCAGCCGTCCCCGACAGCTCGGTCAGACCGGCGCGCATCTGGCGGCCGTTCTTGTCGAGGCCGTTTAGCTTGGTTCCGAACTCCTGGACATTCCGACCAGCAGCAGTGAGGCCAGCGGTGAGGCCAGCGAAGTTGCCCCGGAAGGTGTAAGTCACGCTGCGATCCGGCACCGGATCACCGCCTTTCGGGGTACTGTGCGGTTATGAATGACCAGGTCCGGTTGCCGCTGATCGCCTTTTGTGTGGCAGGCATTGCAGGGCTGACATGGATCGGGTTCCGAGGGAGCGACTTGGCCGGTCTCTTTGCCGCGGTCGCAGTCATCTCCGCCATCTGCGGGTTCGCAGGAATGGCGGCCGCCCTGATGGACTCTGGCGAGCGGAACTAGCCGCCCGGGAGAACGTCCCGCTTCTGCTGGAGCCAGTCGTCGTCAGGAGTCAGGTCCTCGCGGGTCATGCGGATTCCGACGCCGTGCGTGTAGTGGAACGGCGTCATGGCCGACTGTTCCTTCATCCAGATGCGGAACAGACCGTCATGCCACGGACGATCCTTGTGCTGGGCGTGGTACATGGCCTCGACCGCTTCCCGTTGCATCGTCGGGTAGCAGACCGTCCGCTGTGGATACCAGTCGATATCCGCGTCACCACACTCGGAGATTGGTCCGTGGTGAAGCGGGCATGTGGAGTGCTCCTCTTCCCAGCGCGCGATGTGGAACTCGGCGTCGGGGGAGTCGAGGAAGTCGGCGACAGATCGAAACCCGCCGCGCTCGGCTAGCTCTAGATCGCGTCGGAGATCTGGCTCGGCACGGAGCCGAGCCGCAACGTAGGGTCCGCCGGGGCCGACCCTCGGTTGACGGCGAACGCCTGGAGGAACAGACGGTCGTAGTAGTCGTAGTCAGACAGGCTGTCGAGGAAATCGACAGTGTCGCCCTCGATGGTCGAAGCCTGCTCCATGTCCCGGCAGATCGGGCACGTCTCGTCCCGGCAGATCGCCTTGGGCAGCAGGACATCGGGGAGCGTGTCCATGTTGACACCGAGGACGTCGTCGCGCTTGTTGCCCTCGCGCGGACCGTGCTCGCCGGTCAGTGCTCGCCACTCGCGGCGCTGGAGAGCGTGCATCACGACGATCACGCCACGGACCTCGGCCTCGGCGGCGAACGCATCGCGCTCCACCTTGGCTCGGTCGCATTCGTCGCGCATCGGCGCAACCGGGTCAGCCTCATGCATGAGGCGGGTCCGCTTGTCGCGCTCGGCCCGCTTGAGAGCGTCCTCGGCGCGCGTCACGGCGTCGTCGAGCTCGGACAGGCGGGCGAGGTCGTCGCCCTGGTAGATCACGACCCGAGCAGTACGGGGCTTGATGGCAGCCATTCATTCCTCCTTGCCGAAGTTGCCGAAGTTGGACCCGCCGCCGCGACTTCGGCAGCACGGCGGCGGGTCGTTCAGATCACGGACCAGCGACAGCCGCGATGTTGTCGAAGCCGTCGCCCGTGACGGCGACGCCCGCCTTGAAGACGTAGACGCCCTCGGCGGTCTGGGCCGTCTGGTCGATCACGGCCTTGGTGATGTTGACGGGACGGCCGTCAAGGAACTCGCCCACCGCGGTGGTGTCAGCCGCATCGTTGGCCTTGTTCTGGCGACGCACCATCCAGCCCGTGAAGCCGTTGCGCAGGAACTCGAACGCCTTCTTGTCGTCGGCGCCAGACGCGGCCTGCGGGTCGACGACGCCAACAATGTCGACGCCCTGAGTGGTCGTCGGCAGGAGCACCTCGGGCTGCGTGCTGTTGCACAGCAGGCGCGGGCCCTGTCCCTTGTTGAACGTCACCGTCCAGCCGGTTGCGTCCTCGGTCAGGAAGCAGGTGATGTACAGACCGGAAGCCGACTCGACCTCGGTCTTCTTGGGCGGGTTAGACAGCGTCGGGACCAGCCAGAACGACGTCATCTTGAGGACGCTGTGGACTCCGGGCTTAACGGGGGTGGCCATGTCAGTTCTCCTTGTTGTCGGCCGACGACTGGCCGGCGTCCTTGCCGCCGCCCTTCGCGGCGGTCGAGTGGGTTCGCTCGCGGTCCTTCTTGGTTCCGGGAGCGGGCTCGCCGAGCGGCATGACCGGCTTCGGCGGCGCAGGGTCGCCGCTGGGGGCGAACGGGCTCTTGTCGAGCACGGTCACGCGCTCGTCGTTCACGAGGAGGCGGCGCTCCACGGTGTACTCCCAGCCGCCCTCGCGGACGCGGACGTACTCGGTCATGTGGTCTCCTTGGTGGCGGTGAACGTGTAGGTGGCGGTCACTCCGACGAGTCCCGAGTCGTCGGGGTCGCGGTTGACGACCGGGTCCAACTCGGCTCGGCAAGGTGTCGTCTCGTAGCCAGTGATCGCGAGCCGCGTGCCGACGAGAGCAGTGCGTGCGGCCTCGGCTTTCGAGAGCGCGGACGTCGCCGTGTTGCCGAAGGTCTGCACCACCACGCGGCCCCAGCGGATCCCCTCGGCAGACAGCGTGTAGACATCTCCGCGGCCGAGGGTGGCGCTGTATGAGCCGTACGGCTTCGTCGGCGTCGACGGCACCTCGTTGAGCGGATACAGGCGCGCCACGCTGGCCGTTGCGTTGGCAACGGCTTCCATCGCGTCAGTCACGGCAGGGCCAGTCCGATCGCAGCATCGGCGAGGCGGTCAAGTCGGCGTTCGGCAATGGGCATCGCCTGGAGGCCGTCGAGGTGCGGGGGCTGGTTGCGTGAACCGAACTCGAATCCCGGACCCATGCCACCCTGCTTGCGACCGGACTCGGGTCCGGTCTCAATGGTGACCGAAGCCAGCGCGCCGAGGCGAACCTCGGACGTGATCGCGTTCGGGTAGTGCTTGCCGTGCTCGCCGGAGGTGGCTCGGGCGTTGCTCTGCCAGTCGTCACAGAATCCATCGCCCGCGCCCTTGAAGGCGTCGAACAGCCCGGAAGCGACCGCGCGAGGAGAGGCGCCGAGGTCGCGCGCCAGGTCGAAGATCTCGTCGGCACCGCTCACGTCTGCACCTCCTCAACAAGCAATCGGCGGGCGGTCATCTGGTCGCCGGGAAGGACGCCGAGGATCTTGAACTCGACACCCGCCAGCGACGGATCAGAGAGAGAGTCAATGGCCGTCACGCGCGCCACCATGTTCGGGGCGGTGACGGGGGAGTTGATCGGGATATGGAGCTCGCGCTGCGTCGTGATGATCGTGCGCGCGCCCCTCTCGGAGGTTGATTCCTGCTGCGAACTGCGGACTCGGATGCGCGCCTTGGTGGTGAACGAGTCGGTCAGTGTGCGGACGTCGCGGTCGAGGTCCGGGTCGTAGGTCCACGGGCCAGGGGTGCCGATCTCGACGGTGGTGGTCATGCGGGACTCGGCGGCCTGCTGCAGTCCGGGGAGTTCGCGCTTGATGTCGTCGTAGAGCGTCATCAGTAGTCATCGCCATCCAGCGAGCCGCCCTCGTACAACGGGTACTCGCCGTTCGTTAGGTCGGCGCCGCACGAGCAGTACAGGGCCCCCAGCATTAGTGAGCACCACGGCATGTGCGACGAGGTGGTGCAGCTCGGGCGGATCGAGAACGCGCGCACGGACGAGTCGGCGGGGGATAGCAGCGTCCACCACTCGTCGAGGATGACGACGCGGCCCTTGCTCGATCGGTAGGTGCGTGAGGTCGATCCGTCGTCGACCGATACCGCCACCTGCGTGGCGTCGTCCGGCCGCCGGACATGTGCGGCGACGGCCTGACGGACTACGTAGTCGAGACGGTCCTGGTCGAGTGCGGTCAGGTCGCCGAGCCGAGCCGAGATGAGCATCCGGGCGTCGGCGATCCACATCTCCCACTGGGCGTACTCGGGGTCCGACGGATCGGGGGCGGTGCGGCCAAGCTCGACCGCGATGTCATCGGGCGTCACAGCCATGACCGCACCGTCCCTTCGTCACTCTTCGTCAGACTTCGACGCAGCCGCCTTCTTGGCGGGCGCCTTACGCGGGGCCGGCTTGTCGGCCGACTCCCACTCGCCACCCAGCCGGGCGGCCGTCTCGTCAGAACACGAGACGACCGCGCCGGTCTTGGTGTTGCGCAAGCGAGGCATCAGACGAGGTCGTGGATCTTCGCGAACGCGTTGAGGTCCGCGATGCCCCAGCCGTAGACGACCTCCGCACGGAAGGCGACCTGGTTCTTGCGCTTGAGGTCGCCGCCGCCGTCCGGGTCGCCGTAGCGGATGACCTCGAGGCCGATCGACTTCTGGACACCCCAGCGGATCGCCGAGAAGTCGCCCACGAAGCCGAGGACCTTGGTGTCGACCGCGAGGACGCCCGAGCCGCGGACGGTGTTCGACACCGAGGCGCGGTGGCCGTCGAGCTCGGAGGTCTCCAGGCCGAGACGGAAGTTCGGGTAGAGCTTCTGCTCGGAGCTGGTGCCACGCAGAGCGGAGAACTTCGCGGCGTAGGTCGGGTCGAGGGCGATGTCGCGGGGGACGAAGCCATCGGCCAGGACGAGAGCGTCGGCCGCGTCGAGGCTGACGTACGGCTTGTCGGCCGCGGCGTACTCGACCAGGTTGGTCGTGTCGGTGAGACCGCCGTTCATGGCGGCGACCACGGCGCCACCAGTCGGGTTGATCTCGTGGAACACGCCGAAGTCGAGGGCGCGAGAGAGGGCCGGCTGGATGAGGTCGAGGATCTCCTGGACGACCTCGAGCTGACGGTCCTCGTCAGCCCACAGGACCTCCTCGTTCATGCGGAGGGTCTTGTGGAACTTGAACGGCTTGATGGTCTTCGAGGTCGGGGTGACCGTCGAGGCGCCCTTGTCGCCACCCTCGGCGACGTACTCGGCCTCGCCGATGTCGAAGGTCCAGGACTCGCCCTCGCCGAAGGTCATCGGGGTCTGGGCGGAGAGGCTGGCGACACACGATCCGTTCTGGATCTTGCCGAGCCAGGGGGCGATCTTCTGCTTGGGGATCGAGAGCGATCCGGTTGCGAGCGACGTCATGTCGCTGCTCCTTTCGGGAGGTTAGTCCGCGACGGCGCGGCCGAAGATGCCGCGAGCGAACTCGCGCATCTCGGCGTCGGCGTCGTCAGACTTGGGGTTGTTGCCCTCGCGGGGCGAGACGTTGTTCTTCTTCTTGCGCTCCGACTCCCGGTCAGCCAGACGCTTGGCCTGCGCTGTCAGCGACTCCTCGTCCGCACCGGTGAGAAACAGGTCGGCGTCCTCGTCGGAGATTCCGTGGGCGGCCTGGACGCGACGCTTGAGCGCCTCGTGCTTGGTCGCCGAGATCTCCTTCTCGAGCTCGGCCATCCGCTCCTCGGCGGTCTTGGCCCCCTCGGCCCTCGCCTTGAGGTCGTCGTAGTCCGCGTACTTCGCCCGTTCGCGCTGCACGCGCTCCTTGACGATGCGGTCCACGTCGGCCTGGGAGAAGCTCTCCGGCTTCGGGTCCTCGGTGGGGTTCGGGTCGGTCGGGTTGGGGTCGGTCATGCGCTTCTCCGTGCCTCGTCAGGTACTGCTCCGGCGTTGAGCGCCGCCGTAGCGCTTTCCCCCGCGATGGGGTGGTTTGTGGACCCGTCAGCCGGGGGCGTCGGGGTAGTTCTCGTTGAGGTAGGCGCGCACTCGCGCGTTGCGAGCCGCCTGAACCTCTTCATTGCGCGCACGCTTCGCCGAGGCGACGTACTGGATGACGGACGCCTCTGGGCCGTGGTCGCCGTTGCGGAACGCGGGCCGAGCGGCGCAGTGGCACTTGCCGTGGGCGGCGAAGATGGCCGTTGACTCGCTGCGGTAGACGGCGCCCTTGTCGGCGAGCATCACGCAGAACTTGCAGGCGCCCGGACGAGCGACCCGCGACCAGCCAATCGCGTCGTCATCTTGACGGGAGTTGCCGAGGATCGAGTCGCGATAGCCGCGGTCGATTTCCTTGGCGGCAAGGGTCTCGATCTCGTCGAGGATCTTCTGTGACCGGACAGCGAGGTCGAGATCCATGCCGTCGAGCTCGCGCTGGAACTTCGCGACCTCGCGGTCGATCCAGTCGGTCGTCGGGGCGCCGATGATGCCGGGCGAATACCGGGACGACGGGCGCGATTCATCTCGGATCTCGTCGTACCAATCGACCGCCAGCGATCCGGCCGCGTCGTAGTACGACGGGATCAGGAGGGGGAGAGTGGACAGCGCCGCTGATACTTGGCGCTCCAGGGACAGTCCGGCGATCTCGTTTGCGAGGTCCGATGTCGCAGTGGCTGCGATCAGGGCCAGTTCCGCGCGGATGGCGTCAGGCGGCGTCGCCATTGTCCGGCTCCGAAGTCAGGCGGCCACGGACCGCCCGACCGCGGTTGACGCGGATCTCGGCACGGGCCCGGCGGATCTGGTCGGCAGTGAGACCGGAGATCTCCATCCCGACCTCGGTGCCGCGCAGCTCGGGGTGCTGCTCGAGGACCTTGGCGCCAGCATCGGCAGCAGCCGCGCGGGAGACGTGGATGGGGTTGCGCCAGATCGGCGTGACATCCAGGTCGTCCGGGACGTCGCCGTCGTTCATCATCCGAAGAGCGCGGGTCATGGTCGCCGACAGGTCCGGCGTCCAGTCATCCGTAGTCCGCTCGGCCTCGGAGATCAGATCATCCTTGCCCTCTTCGAGGGCGCCCTCGCTGGTCGGGTTCGAGTCGCCAATCAGGCCGAACTCGCCGATCGGGATTCCCGTCTCGCCCGACATCAACTGGGCGAGCATCCGCAGGTGAGCGGTCTGGGGCTCCGGGGACTGGCCGTGGAACTGCTTGATGTCAGCACGAGCCAGATTGGAACCTTCGCGAGCGAGGTCCTCGTCATCACCGATAGCCCAGATCGCGTCCCACGCAGCCTGCCAGGTCGGCTTGATCGACCCGTCAGCGTTCTGGAACGCCTGCTCGGTAGCACCGAGAAGGGCGTAGCGGGGGAGGCTGTAGGCGATGCCGTTGACGTCTGCGCGCCCCATGACGCCAATCGCCTGCTCATGGATCGACATGACGGCGCGAGAGATCCGCGAAGAGCCGAACGGCCGACCCAGACGCGGCTTGTAGCGCATGGGGTCGACGGGCAGGCCATAGTCATGCTCGCGGTGGTCCGCAGACCACTTCCCGTCGACCTTGACCATCAGAATGTTCAGGCCGTACAGATACATCGTCATGGCCGTGGGCTCACCACGGTCGTCAACGTCGGTGATCGACAGGAACGAACGCAGTGAACGACGCCGCACATCCCAAATGCCAGTCGCATTCGTGGCATCACGGGGCAGGATGAGCACGTCAGGCTCACCCTCGCCGCCCTGCACGGTGATCAGCCAAGAAACTGCGTGGATCAGCGACGACACGCCAGCCTGTGACAGCTCGGTGCGCAGCCGGTTGGAGCGCTCTAGATCGGTGAGGCCAAGGTCCGCGAGATTGTGGCCAGATGGGTCGTAGAAGCCGTCGATGTTGCAGCGGCGGTTCAGCTTGTCAACGGCAAGCGCCGACCAGCCCAGGACGTACTTGCGTCGGCGCACCTCGGCCGGCGCGTTCGCCGACATCAGGTGCCGGGTCGCGTTCTTCATGTCGTAGAACGCCGAGCGGATGTTGTTCCGAGGACGCTTCGCGCGCCACTGGGACAGGAGCTCGTCGAGTGCGGCCTGTTCGCTGTCAGAGAGCTCGGTGATGACGATACGGCGGTCGTTCGTCACATTGTCACCACCCTTCGTCCGCGACCCGTGCGAGTCGGCTTCCTTACGTCTGAGTTCTGCGCTCGTGCGCCGATGAGCGCGAGAGTGGCCGCCTGGATTGGCGTGATGTCCGAGTCGGCGAGTTTGCGGGACCAAACCCACATGCCGGTGTCGCCGAGGGGTCGCTTTCCGGCCGCCAGGGCGGCGGCGGTGAACTGGGGCTGTCCGATGTGGTGCAGCCAGCCCGTGACGATTCCGTCGAGCACGTTGGCACACCCGGCTCCGAGCTCGGAGACCTTGACCGGAGTGGCCTCGAGCGTGGTGCCCTTGAAGAACCAGCGCCCGTTGCGCTGCTCCAGGAGCGCGGCTACGGGGCCTGCGACGTCTACGACCACACTTCGGATCTGCGGGTTGCTGGACGTGAGGTACTGGAGGTGCGGGATCAGCCACGACGTACCGCGACCGCGGGTGTGCTGGTCGTCATCGAGCTCGAAGTGCCAGTTGCCGTCCGCGCGTTCCCCGGCCAGCGCAACCGAGGCCCACGCAAGATCTGGGCCGACCTCCACGCCAAGGGAGAGGCGGTCGGACACCGAAGAGGAAGTGTCCTCGCGGTCCATCCACGAGGGGCCGGGAATGACGCCAGCCGAGCGGGCCGGGTCCCAGATGCCGCGACCCTCGCGGTTCCACGAGTCCTCGTCGCCCAGGTTCTTGCGGAGACGGAGGATCGAGTTCAGTGGCGTCCGTTTCGGGAACGAAGGGTTCATCCTGGGCCACTGCGACTGGTCGTTCGCGTCCGAGTCGGGGTCGGCGCCGATCTCCAGCCAGATGGCGTCGTCGGCATCGCCCGAGAGGGCTTCCGCTCGACGCAGGGAGAACGCCTCTGATGGGTCCGTGGGACGGGGCGGCGTGCCCATGAAGAACAGGAGGGCGCCGTGCTCGTGCCGGGCCTGGTTGGTGGCGGCGATCATGTCCTCGAGCGCCTTGGAGTCGAGAATCTGGGCCTCGTCGAAGACCTCTACGTCGATCTCATCGAACCCACGGCCGAAACCCTGTGAGCGAGCGCCGAACATGATCATCGAGCCGTTCATGAATTCGACTTGCTGCTCGCCATTGGCCGAACGCATCGACCGGACGTGGGGCGAGACCTTCTTGCGCCGGCAGATGCCGCGCAGGGTCGTGAACGTCTTGGTCGAGGTGCGCAGATGGTGGGCGGTCCAAACGACCTGCAATCCCGGAAACAGGATGCAGAGAATGACCAGCATTGCCAGGACGAAGTACGTCTTGCCGACCTGCCGGGGGATCGAGAGTCCGATGCCGCCGACCGTGGCGACATACTGGCCGTCGTCGCCATATCCGAGACATACGGTTCCGAGCTGCGACTGCCACCAGTCGAAGCCGAGCCCGAGCTCCTTGCCCTTCGCTTCGACGCGGGTCCAGACCGTCTTCTTGATCTGCCCCTGCGGAAACTTGAACGCTAGGGCGTACTCAGACAGTCGTGGCGTCGAAGTCGCCGTCTTCGACTTCGGAGGCATCGTTGTCGGCCTCCTGGTCCTCCCGCGCGTCGATCGCCTCGATCTCCTTGACGACGTCGGCGAGACGCTTGGTCAGTGCCGCAAGATCGCGGGCCGGCGTCTCGGCCTTGTCGACCTGCTCGGCGATCCGGTTGCGCATCGACACCAGGAGGTCGCGGGTCGTGCCATTCGCGGCGGCATCGGCAACGGTGCGGTGGTCGTCGGCCACGTCACCTCCCGGTGGAAAAAAGTGTGGAGAGAGATCCGACCT